ATCGTCTTCCAAAACATCAATCCTGCGTTTTTGCGATCCGATGTAATTAAAAGCCTGTTGGATTTGATCGTTTTGCCTGCCGAGAATTTTACCCGCGACCCAGCTGCCACCGGTAACAGCAGATACAACGGCTGTCAAGCCAATAGCAATATACTCTGGACCCACGACCAAATTTTGCTTTTTTCTAATTCTAGGGTTTAGTAATCGAGTTGTAACTTTCCTTTTCGCATAAGACCATTAATCATCCAAACCAAAGCATCAACACAATCATCATGACTGCTAACACCAAAGTTTGTTAACTCTTCAAACATTGCAGTAAAGTTGCGATAACGATTAAAAATTAACTTACGATCTTCAAACAAGCCCATGCAACCACGAAAACGTGCTAATTTATCTGCACGGAATCCTTTAACTGGATGCCAATTTAAGTTATAAAGATTCTCGTTTTGTAAACAAACACGTTTAAAGTCAGCCTCTAAAGAAGCTTGGTACTGCACTGCTTCCGAATAAATATCACACGTGGAGTAGGTAGGGAAGTAATTACCGTTTTCGTCTTTGCCAAGCACAGACCAATCATTAAGAAGTTCTTTTAATGCATCAAGTTTTTCTAAATTACCCATCACGCGTAAGCGGCGATAATCAATGACGTGAATGCGATCATCAATGCGTCCACCAAGCACCATGACGGTGTAATCATTTTTCTCTTTAGTGCCAGCGGAAAGATCAACACCTACCGCAAGACAATCGAACTCGGTGGCAATTTCTGCTTTAACAATCAATTCGGGGGCCAGTGATAGCTCGTTCTGTCGAACCACCTGGTTCATATATTGGAACGAAAAAGCAATAGGAGCTTGTTTTTTCTTTTCTTTTAAATAATCTAGTGACCACATTTCTGGCCAATACGATACTTCATCTCCTGTTTTGGGATCATTCAAAATTGCTGAAAGAACAATTTGCATCCAATTGTTTTGCGGATTAAATGTTGTTGCATGGATATCATCATGTCTAAAGCGTGTACCAAGACAAATAGCACGTGCACCTTCAAACATGGTAGGGGCGATCACAGCATTCCAGTTATCCTGCATCTGTTTACGAATATCAGGATTAGAAATATCAGCGGCCGATTTAATAGCGTCGTCGATAATAACAAGGTGAGATCGTTTGGACGTCACTGAACCTTTAAGGCCAGCAGCGCACAACGTAAATTGCTCTTCACCCGTTGTATCAATGCCTGCAAATTTATGATCAATAGACCAGTACTCATTACTGGTAACATTCTTTAAAAGACGTACTGTTGGAAAAACTTCTTGATATCGTTTGCTTTCAATGATACGTTTAATAGTTGCTGATTTAGATCGAGCAATATCAACTGTATAAGAAAGATAAAGAATTTGTAAAGGTTGTTTTGCCTGTGTATGAATGCCAATCGCCCAGGCAGTAAATAAACCTAAGATTGTACTTTTTGCAGATCCCCTGGGGGCAAGAAGATCAATATTAGGACCAGCAATTTTAATTAAACAGTTACTATCTTCGTTAGTTATGAAATGACGATGCCATTCCTTATGGTGAGAAGCAGGTGGTTTATCCGCTACATATTCACAAAAGAAACCGAAATCTTCTCTTGCTTTTTGTAAAGATTCAAGATTACGTGGTACACGTATTTGTTGCCTACGTGCAGCAGCTTGAGCGTTACGACGATAAGCAAGATGCTGATAAGCAGGCACAACAAATAGAGCAGAGTTAATTGAATACTACTCTATTTCTTATTCTTTTTGTTTTTTTGTTCTTGATATTTACGCGCTTTATCTAACGCTTCTTTTCGTTTTTGCGCATCTGACATATTGCTACCGTCCTCGTTTTTGGCATTTTTATTTTTAAGATGCTCCAGCAGTTGAGGCGGTGCTTTATGTTTGTTCATTTTGTTTTTTTTGAATTAGCGCATTCATTACCTCTTGGCCTTGTGCAACTTTCTGACCAAAAGGCAAAGGATTTCGTGTGCGATTCTTTTGAAGCTGCCTAGCAACTTCAAATAGACGGCCCGCAATATCTTCGCCAAAAACAGCTGGTTGAGGAGGTGGCTTTTGCATATAATCAGTTTAATTGATTTATTCTTCCATTTGCATATGAGACCATACACTCATTGAAGCTTCTTCCAATGGAATCTCAATTGGATCGTCTTTAAAAATTGTAAGTAACTCACGAATGGCACGATCAGCACCAGCCATCAATAAACCTTTACGATCTTTATTCGATGTAAAAAGCTCTACTTGAGCAATAGTGCCACGTAACTCTTTTTGCATTGAAGCAATACGTGCAACACCTGCGTCACGTTTAACGAAACCATTATCAACATCTTCTCGTAATTTACGAATATCTTCTTGCATCTCTTCAATTTCACGCAACAAAACAAAACGATGATCAGGTTTTGGGTAGTGTTGACGCACCCAAAAATCACATCCCGTAATGCTGCCGTTATAACGTAAAAAACGAGCGTATAAATAACACTCAATTATAGAAAAGTTTTCTGAGCAAAAAGCCCTAAATGCTTGTTCTGTAGGAGCGTCAAGATTATCGACCCATTGGTCAAAAATCTCAATATCGATAAGCTCTTTGGGACTGGGCGTAATCCCTTGCTTCGTCGCTTTGACTGAACTCCTGGGCTTGAGCTGCAGACCTTCTTTGTTCTTCACCAGATTTACCAATAGATTGACGTTCTTGTTCGCCAGCTTCTTTCATCTTTTCTTTAGAAGAGCCAACGGAAACATCTTGGAAAATCTTAACAGCAGAAGCGGCCTTACGGGCTTTTTCCTCATCAAATAAAAGATCGTACGGATCAGGATTATTTGGATCACCTAAGGGAAATACATCTTCTGCCATTTTTAAGATTCCTGTTTATCCTGTGAAGAAAAAACGTCCTCTTCATTTTTCTTTGGAGAACGCTCCTTTTCAATTCTATCTTTTGCGTAACGATACGCAACATCAGCTGCTTGGCGATAACGACCCAAATCAAAAGCCGTATCCGTCTTGGGATTTGGGTCTTTCATCTGTGCCAGGGCTGTAAATCAGAAGTTACCCATCATGTTGGCAAGACCGCCTGCAAAGGTCTCACGTTGACGTGCACGCGATTGTCCAGAAAGCTGACGAAGCTTGGAGGTTTCAAGACGACCAATCAGATTTTCAAAATCTTGAAGTTCTGCTTGGGACATACCGCCACCGTATTCACGGGACAGGCCAGCATCAATAAGTTCTTGTGCTTCGGCATCAGACATGCCACGGCTGATTAGATCCTGCTTAGTAGGAAGACTACGAGCAGAAGCATTTAAACCAGTTTGATAAGCCATTTTTTAACGGTCGAACGACTAAGTGTATTATAGTATGTTCATTTAAAAGTTGAACATACTTGTAATGCTTGCAACCATTTCAGAGCCACGTTTAATATTTTGAATGTTTTTATATCCAGCATTTATAACTTTTTGCAAATCAACTTTCCCTTTTGACTCTTCCTGTATTTGTGGGATTTTGTTATCTACTTCATATTTTAAACGTTCTGTTGAGCCTGCATCCCTGATTCGTTCTGCTTGAAGAAGTGCATCACTTCTAACCCGTTCTGCCTCTAGGAGCCCTTGGGTCCTGACACGTTCTGCTTCGACTTTCGCTTGGTTAGAAAGAACGTCAGGATATAAACTGTATTCGCTATAAGGTATATACCCTCCGCCCCCAGCTGAGCTTCCGCCTCCAAGGTTACTTGTAAAATTATTTAAAGCTTCAGTAAACTTGTCAAGAGGATCGACTGGAGGTTGTGTATTATTTGTTGAAGTATTAATTGATTGTTTATAATTTTGGTAAAAATTTTGCGCACTTTGATTAAAAGAAACGCCTTCGGTTTTTACTGCGTAGCTTTTTGCTCTATCTACACCTTTATCACCGTATTGATTTTGAATCTGTTTTAACTCTTTTTGAGAGATAACAGGTCCCGCTGCTTTAATTGTTTGAGACAATGTAGGTTTATTGTCTTGACCCTTACCTTTGCCCATGTCTTTAGTGCTAGTTATATC